TCCCATTCAAACTTAACAAGCTTTTCAGGAGTTAAATTTTGCCCTTTTTTAGTATGAGGTTGCAACATTAAACAAGCTAACCATCTTACTCTTTCCCATTCTCTCTTTTCTTTAGATTCTATTACGTCATTACGACCTTTTTGAATTAAAAAAAATTCGTGAAAAGTTAAATTCCAAAATTCATTAGGCAACAATCCAAGCCCATAACCTACAGACTCTAATGTATCCCAATCTATTTCTTTGCCGCTTTCTTCTTCTTTGCGGCTTTCACGTTTCCCTCGTTTCCAAGTTTAGCACTAAATTGAGTAGAGAACACTTCTAATACTTTATTTAAAGCGTCAAAATCTTCATCTAATAAATCTGCTACACTTTCTACTGTTAAAGAACATTCTTGTCCGCTTACTCTTGATCCGTCTTTAATTCCGTTTAGAATCAAAAAACAAGCATCGTCTAAACTCATTGAGTCTCCTAGTTTATCTAAATCACTTAAAGCTCTATCTGTATCTTTACAGAACAATCTTAAAGCATTCATTCCAAACCTTACTGGATAATCCTTTCCGTTTATTATTACTATTTCGTACATTTTTATCGTTTTTTTTTATCGTTAACATTTAATTAAAGTTGAAGAGGAGGAGCATTAGCCCCAACCTCGACAACGATAAAATCATTATACTGCGTTCTGCGTTAAGTCTCCAGAACCCTCAATAGATACAGAATAAGTAGGAGCGTCTTCAGTTCCTCCAGAAATCTCTAGAGAAGTAATAAAACCGCTTCCTGTATAAGTATAACCAGCCGGAGTAGCTAGAGCAAAAGTAAATGTTACTGCCGTTCTATCTCTAGCTTGAGAGAATAACTCGTCTACGTCAGTTGTTGTTCCAGCACTTACAAAGTCCATAAGTCCATCAGCACTTAAAGAAAAGCTTTTAGTACCTCCTAAAAGAGTTCTGTTACCTCCTGAATCTTTGTTAGTTATGTCGATTGTATCAACATTGTAAGATAAACTTACATTTTGTGAGTGCATTAATTTAAATTGAGTTCCTCCACTTGTAGAGTCTACTTTTAAAATTAAATCTGTTCCGTTAAAAATTGCCATTGTTTAAATTTTTTTATTTATTAATATCTTCTTTTTTGCTTTCTTTTTTATTATCTAGAGCTTTTAAAGACTTTAAAACTCTATACTCTTTTATACCTACTTCGTAAGATTTGCCTTTTTCATAATCAACACCTCTAAAAGTAATATCTTTTTTTAACTTAATTTTATACATATCTATCTATTTATATTAAATCTGTAATCGTGCGCTATTTGATAAAGTCCATTTGTTCCGCTTGTATTATCAAAAGACTCTACAGAATTTTCAAAAAATATTTTATCTACTACAACTCCATCATAAGTACCGCTTACATAATCTAAAGCAGTTCTTACATTTTTAGAAAGAGTCATTAAATCCTTATATTTAGAAGACACTAAAGTAATCTGAACACTTACGTAGTCGTAAGTAGATACTCCGTTTTTAGTCATATTAGGAATGTCGCTAACAACTTGGTAAACTATAAAGGGTAGTGTAGTATTTCCCTCGCTTACTTTATATCTTGCTGGAAATATTCTTATATCTGTCCCTGATGTGTCAACTAATGAAGCAACCGCAGAATCATTACTTAAAATATTATATATAGCTTTTCCTACTTCCATTATTTTTTAAATCGTTTTTCAATCAATGCTTTTAATTGATTTGTTACGTCATTTAATGCTTGTGATCCTTTACTTCTTGCTGCTTGGTCTAACATTCTTAAACCAGCTACACCTCTAAAACCATACTCTAAAAAGTAAAAATAAAAACCAGTCTTATTTTCATTTGCAAAAGCTCCTTTTACTCTTGGTCCTATATAAACACTAGGAGCAACTCCTCTTCTGTTTTTTCCATTTATTATAGCTAAAGACTTTCTTAATTGTCCACTATCTTTAGGAACTAAACCTTTTAACTCTGATAAGATTGGCTTGGCTGCTTTTCTCATTGATTGTTTTAAAAGAGTTTTGTTTTTAGAATCAGACATATTTAAAGACTCTAAATTTTTAGCTATTTCAGCAAGTTCTTTTTTATCTATTGTTAGACCTACATTCATTAGCTTGAGAATATATCTTTTAAATGTTTTCTTTCTAAAGTTATAATTAACTTATCTTTTCTTCCTACCTCTCTAATTCCAGTAATTGCGTAATTTGTATCGCCATTTGCTATATAAAAATTGGGGCTTGTATCTATTGCCTTTCTATATCTTATTAAACATTCTATCGTTTGTTCTTCAACAAAAGCGTCAGACTCATAGCTAGTATTACCTGATTTAAAATTAAAATTTCCGTAAATTGTAACAAGTGAAGCTCCAGCCTTAACTCGTTCGCCATACTCATTAATACCAAAAGCTTGGTTAATTAAGGTTAATTTTCTATCTAGCTTTCCGAATATCATAACTCTAAAAATCTGTAAGGAGTTAACATATATTCAACCATTAAAGGTAATTCTGCTACTTGAGTTCCTAATACGATGTCTTGTCTTTGCTCGTAGTATCTTCCAACTATAATTAACATAGCTTGTTTTATAGCGTCTTCTACATCGTCAGCAGTTTTACCAACCACAAACTCTATTTCTATTGCGTTTGGTCTTTCGTAAGTATCAGGGAATGATCCATTATTACTTTGGTAAATTCTACCTGGCTTAATTTTATCGTCTAAATCATATTCAGAAGCTGCTAAAGTTTGTAAAGAATTACTAGCATCATAATACTTTATGTGTGTTAAACTTTGTATTATACCTACTTGTAAATCTATGTATGGAGGGAAAACATCAAAGAAAAGATTATATGTTTGAGTTATTAATCTTCTTCTTGTAAACTCCTCTACTTGATTAGTAGCTACTCCAATTAATGCAGTTATATAATCATCGTCATCATCAAAATCAGAATCAACTCTTAAATGTTGTTTAGCTTCCGCTAAAGATATAGCAGTTCCAGTTGGAGCAGTTTTTAAAACTAGCTTTCCGTAATTAACGTAACTATCAAGATTTAAGTAATTGTATATCATTATAAAAAGTAAAAAAAGGAGAGAGCGATTAAACTCTCTCCAATTAAAAATTATGCATTGTCAATCTTAACAAATGCAGTGCTATTTTGAACAGCAGCACCATCTACAAGAGAAGTTGCAATCATACGTCCAACACCAGCAGCAGCATTAGTATAAGGATCAAACAATAAGTCTAATCCTCCAAACTGCGCAATGTGTACTTTAGAATAATCTCCTAACAAGTAGTTTGTACCAGTTCCAGCAGAGTTACCTACATTAGAAGAAGCAAAAGCAAAGTAAGATAAAAATTCTTTTGTTGCATTATCATAAGCTGGAGATACAGATGCAACTTGAGCTAAACTTTTAGCTTCAGTTAAAGCACCACCATCTAACAACCAAGCCATACGAGCAGCTTCTAAATTAACGCCATTAGCGATTAATGTAGCTTCCATATTTAAAAGTTCAGCAACAGTTGGAGCAGCACCAGCGACAGCTTGGTCAGCAGCAGCAGCAAAGATAGAAGCAGGACCGCTTGTTACGTTAGCGTCAGCCAATAAAGCACCCTCTAAAGTTGCAGCGATGTTAGCAGCTAAATTTCTTCTAACCGCACCCTCAACACCAGCATTTTGTGCCATTGCCTCTGCAGAAATTTCTACTATAGAAATCATCTTTTTAGGAGATAATGTAACACTTGAAGCAGTACCCGCAGCAGTAGCAGTTCCACCAGTTTCAGCAACGAATGCAGAAGAGATACCAGATAGAACTGGTAATTTCATATCAGCAACACCACTATAAAAGTTAGCACCAGCAGAAGCAAGAACTAAATTAGCTTCTAATTGGTCTGTAAAAGACATTACTTCAGTTGGATTAACCGCTGCATTCCCTACCGCTCTATGTTCTAAAACTGAAGATGGTATAGCGATACCTCTAAACATTTGTCCATTGTGCTCTCTACGAGCTTCTTGGTCCATTTCTTTTACTAGACCCTCTAGTTTACCAGTGTATGCTTGGCGCATTGCTTCTTGAAAAGAAAACTCTGCTACTTCTTTAGGGGAATTAGTTCTTTCTTCTTTTACTACTTTAGAAGCTTGTAAGTTTTCAAACTTAACACTTCTTTCAGCCATTGCATTTAATGACTCAACTTTTTCATTTAAAGAATCAAAGCTAGTTAGTTCTTCAGATGTCATATCTCTACCCTCAACTTTACACAAGTCAACTAGAGCTTCCATCTTCTCAACATTTATAGCTCTTTCCTCTAATAAAGATTTACTATTTTTCATATTAAAAATTATTTGTTTTTTAAGACTTTCAATCGCATTTCGGTGAGGTTGCGATTTGTTAAGTCTATTTGTTCTTTTTGTACCTCTTTTAATTCTTTCTCTAGATTTTCATCTAGTTTTATTTTTTCTTGTTCTTTTTGCCAAGTCTCTAATGAACGTAAAGCAAAAGAGCCAGCTTCATTATATGCTGGATAAGTTACAGAACTAACATCGTATAATCTAGATACTTTGTTTATAGTTCTAATGTTTCTACCCTCTACATTTTCCCAAGAGTCCTCTTCAACTGTAAATGCAAAACTAGACTGGCTAATTGTCCCATTTCTCAATAGAGTCATTAAGTCATTAGCTAAAGTTGTATCAGGCATATCAGCCTCATATTTTAAACCTCTTTCATCTACTGACAATCTTAAAGTATTATTAGTAGTTCTAG